GTAGTTGTGAGGGTCGCGCCATGCAGCAGCGCCTGTCTCTGCACGAAGGTCGTGAGAAACTTCTGGGTGGATTCCAGCCCAGTACATTGCACCCTTGCGGTATGCAGCCTTGTTAGCACGCAACTTTGCAACAGCCTTACGGATGTTAGCAGAAGTTAGTGTTGCAGCAGCAGTAACTGTTGCTGATGATGTTGCAGTTGAACCTGAGTAGATTACGTTAGTTCCTGCACCTAGTGTCGCCATTGCAACTGTGTCGATAGAATCGGCAAGGTTGAATGCGATGATGTTAGCAACTGCTGGGTCTACGTCTGCAAGTGAGAATAGTTCCAAAGCACGTGTTACCAATACAGAGTTACCGTACTCGTTAAGAGTAATTGTAACTGTGTTTGGTGTCGTCAATGAAACTGCATCTGGGTCAGATGTTTCTGTGAGAGCAGTTGTTGCCTGTGATAGGTCGTTGTACTTCTGTAGAACTACAGTTGACCCTGGTACTGACTGATTGGTTGGACGCTTATCTGCAACTGAACGAATTAGTGGTTCGGCGCGGAGAGCGAATTCAACTAGGCGGTCATACGCCTTTTGTACTAAACCAGCACCGCCTGCTGTTCCTCCGAGAGAGGAAGCACCAGTGTTGGTTGTGCCTGTGTATGATGTAGGCATTAGTTTGTCACCTCCAAGTGACTATGAACGGACATTATGATTGTGAGCGAAGGATTGACAAGATGTCGTCTGCACTTTGTGCAGCACCTAACTTGTAATCTAAATCTTCTGCTCTATCAGGGCTTATAGCATTACTAGTTAATGAGTCCTGCTGGCGCAATTCTGCGCGGTCAAACTCATTAGTCTTTCGTGCCTCTTCAGCAGGTGTTAATCCAAACAAATCGGCATTATCTTCAAGCCAGTTACTAACTGACTCTTCGCTAAAGTCTTCAATGTCTTTCATGATTAACCGTGCTGCTTTTAGGTTAACGCCCTTCTTTTCAAGGACTTCTTTGACAGTTCGCTCACGCTGCTCCTTGGTATAATTCTCAAGTTGCTCAGTAAGTTCCTTGATACGCTTTTCATCAGAACGCTTAGCCTTCCGTAACTTTTTAAGTAAGTCACTTCCGTCTGGTTGCGTCTCGATTTCGGTATCGAGGTCATCGTCTTCGTCGTCCCAGTAGTTGTTGCTCATAGCAACGCCACCCTTCTATTCGTAGTTAGTTCGCAAGCCTCAGTATCTAGTCGGGGAACTAGGCTGGCTCTTGCTATCGGTCTATTACGCTGACGGGGCCGATGGGTCCGTTCAGGATTCTTTATTAAATAATTCCTGCGACTGAGGAATTTGTTCTTGCTACTCCAGAAGAGCCACTGTAACGTGCTTCCTCAAGAGCAATTAAATTTTGCTTCTTTCTTTCTTCTGATGCAAGTCCTTGGATTCTAGCCTTCTCTGCTTCCACCTGACCGTACTGTGGAAGTCCTTGAGATATAGAACTTAAGAATTCCATTCGTGGAAGTTCTGCTGCAATTGCTCTGTAATCTACATTAGCAGTCGCAGCAGTGGCACCTGAGCGCATTGCTTCCTCGGTTCCAATTGTTCCACCCATTACATTTGAATACATGCTTGACTGTACAGAGGTTGCTGCTTCAAATGCTTGTAGTCCCTGCTTAAGAGCAGCGCCACCAATTTCAGCAGATGTAATCTTCTTCTCAAGTGCAGGTAGTTGGTTTCTAGGGTCAAGCATTGCTGCTACTAAATCTCCAGTAGACAATGATGAGGCAAACTTTCTTAACGCTAGCAGAACATTTGAGTCGGCATTAAGTATGCGCTTATACGCCATTGATACTCTGGCATTAACTTCATCTGGTGCTAGTTCATTGCCAATCAGGGTCGCGTACTGTTCTGTATTTGCAAATCGTTCTACGTCATATGCCTTGAAAATCTTTGCATATGCAGCCTCGTTGGCGAGGTAACTCTTCTCATCTAATATTGGCCTACCTGCTGCAGCAAGTTTTGCATTTCCAGCAAAGCGCTTTAGGTATTCCTTATTGTAGCGAGGGTCGCTGCGTAGTAGCGTAAGCATATCCTCTGATGTGATATCAGGGTAGTCACTGCGAATCTGTGTAAGTGTATTTGCAAGACCTGAAATATTGTAAGATGATAAGCCTGCAAGTACTGCTGCATAGACTGGATTCTCGGTTGCAAGTACTGGCTTTGCAGGTGAAGCAGGGATAACCTCGTAATCTCCATTACTATAGATTACAGTTGTGCTTCCATCTGCATTTTTAACTTCACCTGTTTTGGTTTTAGCAGGAACAGGTTCAACAACTAGAGTTTCAGATGGTTCAACATCTAATGGAGGAAGACCAAGTCTCTTTCGAATTTGAGTTCGTTCGTCTACAGTTGAAAAAGATGCTGGAGTGTTAACGCCATCTGGCATATCTCTATCTTTACGTGCCATTATACATTAACTCCAAACGCATCGGCCAAGGCTCGCAGGTCATTGTTGACTGTATCCTTGTAGAATTGAGTCTCTTTAATCTTAGGGTTTTTCCACTGTGCCTTTTCCCAGGCTAGTACTGGCATAGCAGTCTGTCCTGAAGCAACATCGTATAGGTCTGTAGTGGCAGGTGTCTTACCATAAATCTTTTCATATGATGCTACATAAGGAGTAAGCAATGTCTTAACTGATGTGCCCTTTAGAATATCTTCTTTCCATGCTGGGAACTGTGTCGTAGCCTGGATTTGGATATTATTTAATGCAGTCTGTAAAGCCTGCTCGCTTCTAATTCCCTTTAACGCTTCTGAGTAGACAAGTCTATCAGATGTTGGGATACCATTATCAGCATGAGCCTGACGAATTCTACGAACAACAGCACCTAGTGCTCCTTGTTCTAGCGCCATATCATCTGCTGTATCAGGTGTTAACTTAGCAGCAGCATAGCGCTTGTTAGCATCATTCTGTACATACTTTAAAAATATATCTTCTTGTTGTTGCTGGCTTAATGCAAAACCCTTTACCCCTGCAGCCTTTTGCGCCTTGTTGATTTCGCTAGCGTAAGCAGCAGCAATCTTTTTATCTGGTGCAACATTGAATAAGTCAAGGTACTTGCTCGTCATATCAGCGATGAGTGCTTCGGGATTAGTAACTGGAATTGGCTTAGGGCCACCACCAGTTACCTTACCAAATGCCTGGTCTGCAAGTGATGGATTGCTAACAAAGCGCATGATTGTCTGTGAGTAAGTCTCACCAACCTGGTCTGCCTGCTTCATCATTGTACCAAGAGCAGTATAATCCTGTGGGCGTAGTGTTACAGATTGACCCATCTTCTTAATGAAGTCAACCGTAGGAGCCTGACCCTTAGGATAAAGATTTGGAATTTGCCCTAGTGCAGCAAGAAGGTTAGCACGCTCTTGATTGCTCATTGTTGATGGAATCAAGTATGGAGAATCAGTTGTGTAGATTGCCTTGCTAAAGACTGGTGCATTAGAAACTGGTAGACCACCAGCAAATTGAGGAGGCTGGCTGACTGTCTTACCAGTCATAACAGAGGTTCCTAGTGGAATGCCACTAATACTTGTGCCGCTTCCAGCAGCATTAGTTGGAGGATTGTTAGCGGCTTCTCTTTCAAGTTGAGCCTGTGAGGCAGCAGTCTTGGATTGTCCTGCTTTCTTCTTAGCAGCCTTCTGCTTGGCTTCTGCTTGTGCTTGTCCTACTGGCATTGTTTACCCTTCCAATTCTTTCTTAAAGACTCCATAGAAAATCTTTTGGAAGTCTGGGTATTTAGTAATTAATCTTAATGCTTCATTAGCAAGCCATGCACGTTGTGGTGCAGACTTCTTGTTAGCAAGTGTCTTCATTCCACTAGCAGCAATGGCATCTTCACGCAGGTCTAGGTATGCACGTGCTGCAATCAACGCACTAGAGTCTGCCAACTTAGGGTCTTCAGATGCTAGTTTGATTTGTGCAAATGCACGCTCTCTCCACTGTGTGTCGAACTCTGGCTGTACTCTACCGCTAAGGTTATAAGACTTAGTTAGATTAGATAGAGCATCATCAAACTGAGTTGATGACCAGCCCTCACCAACTGAACGTGTCATTAGACGTTCCTTTGATGCGGTGTAAAGAACATTAACTGCCTTATCCATAACCTGCTTGGCTGACATTCTAGCGAATGCACCACGTTCCTTCTGAAATTGGTATAGAACCTTTGATAGTTCACCATTAGGATATAGATATCCATATACATCAGCATACTTCTGAACAACTGTAGGGTCATTCTTAATCATATTGTATGTAGGAAGGTTAGTTGGTTCGTATCCTGTAGTCGACCTAATGATAGCAAAGACTTGCTCAGGTCCATACGTATCTAGGAAATCAACGTAAGCCTTAGGTTTGTCTCCACCTGCTGCTGATTCAATGTTCTTAAAGTTAGTCCATAGCGCTGTAGCAAGTACGGTGTCACCATTCTTATTTTTTGCCAACGCCTCAGGGCGCATAGCAAATGGAATCGGTGTTAGCGCTCCAAACAAACCACGCCACATTGTAAAGTATCGTGCAAGATTATCGCCATCTTGTGTCAAGCGAGCCTGGTCGTTAGGGTCTAGTAAATCGTACTCTCCGCTAGATGCTAGGTAGTTCATACTAGGTGCGAATGCTGCAGCATAAGAGGACTCAACCCCAAATATTCCACCCAGTGCACGGACCCAGTTTGCGGTTAAGAGAGGTCCTTCTAGAAGACCAGCATTCTTAATGTCAGGTGTTCCGTATGGGAACGCAACCTTGAATACACTCTCTTCAAGTTCAGTTGGTAGTAACTTAAGAGGGTTCTTGTTAATAGCATCAAGTGCTGCAACTCCCCATAGTAATCCAAACCCTGCACCTGGCAGGAATGTTCCTGCACCAATTGCAAAGTTAAATGACTGTGGTTGTGCAGTGAATGTGTACGGACCAGAGACTCGAGCCTCAGATGCACCAGGCAATAAACCCTGTAGTGCATTTAATGCACTGCTTGCAAACGGTACAAAGAACTTACGCTCACCAGTAACTGGGTCTCCAAAGAAGAATCCTTGATTTGGGTCGTAGTAATCCTTGGCATCTGTCAACTCATATAGGGCTGATGACTCAGTAGATGATAGCCAATCGCCAATCTTTGCAACCTTATAGATTTCCGTAGGGTTATCTAGGGCAATCTTTCCCCAAGCCTTCATTGTATTTTCCCAGGCTTGGCCGAATGGTGCAATCAAACGCAGTTGATGCCATAATAAGTTACGCTTTGAAGCATCATAGAATAGTTCTGATACGTTTCTATTTGCATACTTAACCGCATATTCATGCGCTTCATCTAATGTTAGAGGACCTTTACCATCTGCTGCGTCAAGGGCACGCCATGCTTTATGTTCCTTGCCGATGTTTTTTCCAGTAATTGGGTTTCTCAATGGAGATAAACTTTTAGGAGCACTATCTCTAAGTTCCTTTAATGCCTTAGCATTGATAGAACCAGACAAATCATGGATTGCATCCCAGTATGACTGACGCCATTCAGGTCCCATGGTTGATGTCTTTTCAAATCTTACTGCAATATCAAAGAATTTTTGTGATATCTCTTCTACAATCTTGGCGTTTGATATGCCTCCGACTACAGCAGTCTTAGGTACTGTCATTAGAATGTTATCCCAATTGCCAGTATCAGCAAATGTTTGTTCTAATGTACGAGTAAAGTCCTTATGCAGGTCAATCTTTACACGCTTACCCTTTAAGCCCTTCTTCTGGGCTTCTAGTGTCGCTTGCGCAATATCCTTGCCAGTTGGTATCTTAACAAGGGTTTGTCCTACCATTACCTGACCTTTAGCCAGAAGTTCCTTGATTAACTGTGAACCTGCACCACGTCCTGACATTTCTTCTACACGAGCCAGTACAGATACCTGTTCACCCTTGTCATTGATTCCCTTAAATAGGAAATTCATCAAACCGTCTTCAGTGTTGACCCAGTTTCTGAACTGTTCAGACTTAGATGCTGTGAAACGGTCAAGAGTTTTACGTCCTTCGCCCTTCAGGAAGTAGTTAACTGTGTCAAGTTCCTTGCCAGGCTTGGTTCCAATTACTTTGCGAACAAACTCTGAGTTATGTAGGATACGAACTTGACTTGAAAAACCTGCCCACCAGTTAGGGTGTCCAAAAACTTCCTTTGTATAGCCAAGAGACTTAACAATCTTGCTCATCTCACCGTCGCCACCCATACCTGACATAGCATCAGATATGAAAGCAACGTAGTCGTTACCTAATTCACCAGCAATCTCTGCTGCTGCAAACTCTTCTGCGGATGAACCCATTTTATAGGACTTTCCGTACACATCATTCTTGACACTGTCAAGTTGAAATAGAAATTTCTCCCATTTGGAACCGCCTGGGCGACCAAGCCACATGGCCACAGCAGAAAGTGGGCTATTTAGGAAGGAAATATGTCCTGTTCCAAATACACGAATCTGTTCTTCGATAATATTGCGGCTAATGTACGCAGGACGTACGAGAACAGACTTCTTCCACAGACTATTGATATCTGATAATGCATCAGAGGCTAGGACTACACCTCTTCCTAACTTTAATCCAGCAAACTTTTTAGATGTTTTAATAAAGTCCTGCATTGCCTTAGGGTCTGGAATGAACACAAACGTGTTAAGTAGTTCTGAGTCCAAATGAGCACTATGAAGATTAATCTTTTCTCCACCAATGACTGCAAATGTAATATCTGCACCCTTAGCGTGTTGCTCTGCCCAGTATGCAGACATGTTAAGACGCTCAGTTTCGAATACTCGAGTTGCTTGCTTCCACAAATCAAGTTGTTCGCCTGTAAATTCAGGTGCATACTTATCAAAAATTACATTAAACAGTTTAGATGTTGCAGTTATACCAGCCTTTGACTTATCTGCTGCAGTAGCAATCTCAGTCAAGATGTTATCTAGCACTGCTTTGTCAAGTTTCATAGAGCGGCCAACGTTATTGACCGCAGCAAGTAGTTCATCCTTGTTGTCAAGATGGACAAGCGTACCGCCAGTCTGTGGCAATAGGGCGTTGTACTTGCGTCCAAACATATGGACTTCATCTGCAATTTTTAAAATCTTGTCATGAAGTGGCATGCGAGTAAATGCCTGAGCGGATGCACCACGGATAGCATTCATTGCACGGATGCGGTCACCCTTAGGTAGCACAGTTTCAAATGCATCAGCAAGCGCTCGACCAGCCGCGCTGTTTTCTGCGCTCCGAGTTACACCCTTAAGGGCACGACCAGTACGTGTACCAGTCTCTAGTGCACGCTGTAATGGTTCACCGTCTGCGATGAATGGTGCAATTGTGCGAAGAACTTCCTCACGTGTATTTGCCTTAGACAATGCAACTGCTTCGTCAGCAGTAAAGCGTCCCTTAGCCATCTTCTGAATCTTAAGCCAGTCATCTTCATTGGCAATTGCGTCGATAATGTGTGAGCCTTTTTCACCAGATAGGAATGTTGAGATTCCATCATAGTCAATTTTAATATTCTTGAACTCATCTTCAATGCGTGCTAGATTCTGAAAGTTCTTTAGGTAGGTTTCTGAACGCTTTTCTGTTTGAATTGCAGTCTTAGCACCTTTAAGTGAAACCAAAGAGGCTTCAGTCTTAGCCTTCATAGCCTTGAGTTGTGATTCAAGGATTGAGTATTGCTTAGCAGCCTTGGCTGCCTTAATTCCAGTAGAGGCTTCCGCAACCTTCTTAGCGTCAGCAGTAGCCTTGGCAAGTTTGCTATACGCTAGGGCTGGGTCAGTATAGACCGAAAGGCCTATTTCACCAAGTGCAACCATGACACGGGCTGCTCCAGATTCTGGATTACCACCTGTCAGTACATATGCAGCAGGGTCAAACAAAGAATATGGACGATAGTAAGTTTGGTCACCTTGTCTAAATGAAACCTTTGCAAGTTTTATCTGCTCTTTGCGAGCAGCAGCGGCTGCGCCTGTCTCTTCACTAGGAAAAAATCCTACACCAAGGTCGACTCTTCCTTCTTGGATAAGTTGCTTTGTGGCTTGAAATATTGTAAGTTGTCCTGGTAGTTCGCGTGCAATATCGGGTACCGTCTTTGTAAAAACTTCTCCAGGCTTTGCTGCGCCCCAAGTCCAAGCATTGCCTTGTTCTCTTACTTCATTAAAGTCATTTACAATAGAACGCAATGGTGCTGAAAGGGTCTCGAGAACTGTACTACCAGCAACTGTTGCGATTCTAGTTGCACCCTTAAGACCTGACCATAGTGTACCCAAAAGCGTATTATTAAACTTCTCAGTTGAAATCTTATTGCTAGCAATGACGGCATCAGTCTTGCGCTTTTCTTGTGTCATTCTGTCAATTTGTGCAAGAGTTGTAACAATAGGATTTGATGCAAGGGCACCTTGCTTTGCAAGTCCAGTAATTAAGCCAGCAGATGCTTCAGGATTCTGAGCAAACATTTTGCGTGCGTTGTAACCATCAATACCTGTGACAAGAGACATGCTCTTTTGTAGGTCAGTATAGTCTGCCTGGTCCTGTGTAGTAATGCGCTCTTCTACGCCAACCATTACTGGCAGGCCATTAGCGTCTAATTTTATCTTTGGGAAATTTGACATACTTATAAACGCCCCTGGTTAGATAGACCTTCCAAAACAAATCGCAAGTCTTGATTAGTTGGGTCAAGCATATAAAGTGCCTGAACAATCTGGATAGGGTTTTCAACCTCGGGCGTAGACATTGCTGGCAAATTTAAAATAGAAGAATCTGGTCCAGGTCCTGCATCTGCGCCGTATGTTAATACTTGGTCAGGACGTTCAGTCGGTTGGTCAAGGGCAGTTACTGGTGGAAGTTGTGGTGCTGCTGATGCAGACTGTGATGCTACCGCTGCTGATGGATTACCAGCCAATGGTGCAGCAGTTTGGTTAGCCATGTTCTGACCACCCTGTCCATAGCCAAGTCCTGGCATATACATTGCAGCCTGTGTTCCGCTTTGACCATCGCCACCTGTAGCAGAAATATTTGCTGGATTATTCTGAGGTGCATCTGGACGATAACCGCCGCTGTTACCTGGTGTTCCTACCATGATTCCTCCTACTTAATATATTGTTCAAGAACGTGAAATGGAGCCGAAGTTCCATTGTTATTAATTGCTGCAATTTCTATTGCTTCTAGTGCAGATACTCCTGCATGTAATGCACCCAGTGCATAATCGCCACCAGAACCAATTGCATAAAGACCTGTGTTATTCATTGCTACTGCAAAGTCACTATCAATTTCAAATAGACTTCCATTGATTCCAATGATAAGGTTGAGTTCAAACTTACTCTCTTCGTTATCATTTGTTTTATTAAATTCAATTCCAGATTCAGTTAGCGTCTGCTTTAACGATGGAGCGACTTTATTAATTACAAACTCATAAAGATTTAATTTTGCTTTTGCTGTTACTACTGGTGGAACCCACCCATGCAGTACCACTTGTAAAGCACGATAGTCACCAGCACCACCAATAATATAACTTCCACGTTCAACTGCCTTTACCATGTCAGGGTGGTTGTAAATTTTTCCATCTGCTATTACACGAGAGTCACTAACAATGACACAACCTTCTGTGCTTTGCACACCTACAATTGTTGTCATTGTCCCCACCTAATTTATCGTCGAGTAATAGTTCTTACGCTTGCGTTTGCAGAACCTTGTCCGCTAAGAGATGATAATAAACTTTGTAGACTTGCTGGTGGTTGCTCTTGCATTTGCGCTGCTGGAGCGCCCATTTCTTCAGGGGTAGCGCCTCCTGCTGGAACGCCTTCGGGAGCAGGGGACGGTTGCTCAACCGTTTCTGGTGCACCAGCAGGAGGAACTGTCTGCTGCTGTGGAGCAAAGGTCGCTTCAATTGCGTCCTCAAGTGCCTGTCCCTTTTGGCGTGCTTTAATCACAGCAGCAATCTTACGCACTACTTCAGAAGCGTCCTGGCCTTGAGTTGCCATCTGCGGAATCGCTTGAGTGTAGGCTGTAAGTGAACCGAGTAATGCTGCACGCATATCCTCGATTTCAATCTTTTCTAATTCTTGTGTTACATTGACCGTAAATGGTAGTTCTCTCATAGCCATATCACGGCTAATTAGTTTACCACCAAGAGCCTGTAGCATAAAGATAAGACCCTGTGCTGGGTTAAGACCAGCAAGCATGCCGTAGCGAACGTCAGCAGAGTAATCGCTCTTGATGTCCTTAGAAGGCTTGTAAGTAATTTCATATGGCGAACCTGAATCTACGCCACGAATGGTCTTCTCTTCTGGGAAAATCATCTCGTCTACTTCAAAGCAAATCTGGATTACATCACGCAGTGCTGATGCAAAGATTGCCTGTGCGGATTTAACCTGTGTATCAAAGGCTCCCATAAGAGCCTGCACGCCTTGACCTGTAACGATTGATGCGTCAATGTTTCCTGTACGTCCCTCAGGATAACGAGCACCAACACGAAGTTCTTGGTTAAGTAGTTGCTGTTCTGTAAACGCGCCTTGTGGCAGAGTAAGTTCTACGCGGCGTACACCTGCTGGGTTAGCGGTACGAATAACCGCATCTCCACCCAACTGCAATTCCTGTACATCCTGTGGAAGTACGATTGGAGCCTGTACAGATTTTTCTGCAGCCTCCATAGCAAGCAACGCAAAGCGATTGCGCAGTAATTGGATACCTAGGACATCATCAAACTGTCCACGAAGTTCTCCATCAATAGATGGCTTACGTCCTATTACTACCATCATCTTACCAAGAGGATTCTTAGCCTTTGATAAAACTAGGTTATCTTTGCTTGGGATATAAATGATTGATTGGTCTTTGTCATAATAACGAATCATCTCAACCTGAGCATTAAGGTCCTGCTTGTAGCCAAAGCCACCAAGTAGTTCCCTATCGTATTCAGGAAATTGTGTGACGAGTTCGCCCAATGTCATTATGTATCGCTTTGCAAATGCCACACAACGTCCGTAGCGGTCAAATTCTGGGTAAGCCCCAATCGGATTTTCTACGCGGATACGTGGCAGGTTTGCTTCTTCGTCCAATTCAATAATGAAAGGAACGAAACCATATGTGATATACCAATCTGCACCCGAGTACATCTGTACTGCTAGGTCAGAGTGTGAGAAGTAGTTCGAAGCGATACGGGTACGCTTGTCTGCAAACTGACGAGCCCTGTCAGATACCTGGTTGGCTGCAGAACAGTTAACAGCAGGAAGAGGGGCCATTACTTCTGATAGGTCACGAGCAACAATATCAATAAAGTTAGCAACTACGTTAGCGTCAACGCCATCTGGAAAGAAGTCAGGATATACTTCAGCAATCTTTCCTTTGCGTACAGCAAGGACATCAAGGTTACGAGAATCTCGCTCACTGTTGCGGTAGCGCAGAGCGTCAACACGTGCTGCTACTTGTTCCATTGATAATGCCATTGTTGTCCTAACGTAGATTTAAAAAAAAATTATTTAGATGGACGGTAAACTTTATTTACAGTCTTAGTTGTTGGCGTAACTCCGCCAGTTGTGCGTGAGTCATTATTGTTTAATTTTTTCAACTTGTTATGTGTGTCAAGTTGCTTCTTAACCAGGCGTCCACCTACTACGCCCATGGTTGCGCCGATTACGGCTGCTGCTACTGGTACTGGCATTTCATATCCTAACTATAAGTTTCTTGCCATTGTTCAGCGAATGCTTCATCTAAGTTCAATGACATGCGTTGTTGCTTCTGACTTCTGGTTGCCCAGCGATTATTTTGGTACTGACCTACTTGTGAAGACTGTTGCATTAACTCACGTATGCGAATGATGGCAAACCATAGAGCCATAACACAGTCAGTTGGGTTCTTAGTATCTGGCTTCCAAGTAATAAGTTGCTGTACAAGAGACTTAAGTCCCTCTGAGCCTTCATTACTTGGTAGTTCAATTAAGCCATTGTCTTGGTAGCGACCATCATGGATGCTTCCAAAAAGGCTAGCCATAGATGCTACACCAAAAGATGTGTCCCATTTATTCTTACCAGTAAAGTGTGAGTTTAACTGGCAACCGTAGGTTGATAGGTAGTTACGCAGGTCAGTGTCCATAGCGTAGTACTTCTGGTGTGCGTTAATTTCTACACGAAACTCTTGAGGGCTATATCTTTCCACCCACTCACGAATCAGAGCGTTCTCCTTTTGAGGAGTAGGGTCTGCCATGTTGACGCAGTCAAGTACGTAGATTCTACCATCGTCGCGGTTATAAGAAACGGCTACAAAAGCAGAGCGACCAGATACGGCTGGGTCAAAACCAATTACTGTGTAGGTCGAGCCTGCTCTGGAGGGGTGGCCTGGAGTACCAGGTTTAAGCGGTCCACGCTTTCGCATACCGTTAACACATCCTGCAATTGCTGTTGGCGCGAATATAGAGTCGGACTGGACATCTTCTTGTTGGTAGACCATAGCCCAGACAGATGCCGCAACTTCAGAGCGGCGCGTAAATAAAGAGGGTCCATCCCATTTCGGATAAAGTCCATTTTCGTCAGGTTCATCAATCTCGTTTTCCTGCAGTGTGGTCTTAGGCCACAGCGTTTTCCAGTTTTCAGGCTTCTCGTCAAACTGAAGTACGGCAGGCATTGCAAAGTAAGTAAAGGGTGATTTGCCACCAGACCATTGTTGAGGGTCACGTAGCATTTTATACAGGTCAATTGGTGCAACTCGAGTGCCAACGATAATTAATTTACCATGTCTACCAAGACGGGTAATAACTTCCTTTTGAATCCACTCGAGTTGCTTTTCCCACTCGTGGGCGTTTGAGCCCATCACAGCATCGTCGATAATAATCAGGTCAGCGCGAGCACCGTAAATCTGTGAGCCCATACCTAGGGCTTGAACCGTAGGGTCTTTCTCGCCAGAGTCGCGTCCTGTTCCCAGATAAATCATGTCAGCAGACCATTGTGTTGAGTCTGCCTTGTAACCACCATTGGGGCCGAAGGCCACCTGTAACTTGGTGTAGGCTGGGTGGGAAAGTCTAGTTTTAATTGCCCCAAGGAACTTACGGGCCATACCTTGAGTTTTAGAAACAATAATAACTCGGGCGTTAGGATTGGTCACAATCTTGTAAACGACATAGTTAGTTGTAATTACTGTAGATTTGGCGTGCTCAGGTGGTACGTTAATCAGTACACGGTTAGCCGCCCCTGGCTCGTAAGTCATTGCTGGGTCCAACCAGCCAGGCTCACGGCCCTCAATCAAATCTACCCAGTCAAGGTGATGCTCAAAAAGTTTAGTATCTAGGAATTGCTCAGAGAATTCAGGGAATGGGATTTCTTTGATATTCTTTAAGTCAGCCCTGATGCCCTTACCCTCGAGGCGGGCCTTCTCAGCACGTTCTTTAAACTCAGGGTCATTCATCGTCCACTGACGAAAAGTAACCTCATTGCGGCCCACAGCGGTCATAGCGGCCACGATAGTCGAACCCTCGGCCAGGGTCAGAAGAACCCGCTCTTGGGCCTCCTTTTTGGAGATATCTATCTTTCCAGGCTTGCGTCCCATCAGTTATATCCCCCTGCTAAACCCACATTAAACACCCGTCAGTAAACGGATATAACTATCCCAATATATATATTATATTATTATATATAAGAGTCGCGGAGTCTTAAACGGAGCGACTCCGTTATGTATTATTATACATAATAGATAACCTGTTCAAAGTACTAAAACCGAACAACTAGTTTGAATATATTTTTATTAGGCCACCTGATATATATAAAAGCCCTGGTCACAGGGCATATGGGCCCCATATAACAGAAAATTTTAATGGGATACATAATATGTACAGGGGCCCCAGTTAAAAGACTCTAGGGTCAAATAGACTTATCGACTTATCGATTTGTCGACAAATTGCTTTGTCTCCATGTGTATTTGTCTCTATTGAGTGGGTAGACACTATGCCTTTAATTGTCTAACTATAAATTAAAGGTTTATTCTTGGACAGACTATCCCCCAAGTGTCTACCATTAAGGGGGGCTCAGTTAATTCTCAGGAAGTTCACAGGAAACTCTAAGGTTATCCATGCCTGTATCTCTCAGGTAATTCTCAGGAAACTCTCAGACTAGGTGTGACGGACATCACACGATTTCGACTTGACACGCCTAGCCTTGTGGGGTATTGTTGTCCTTGTCATCAGATAGGGGGCAGACCCCCAAAAGATAACACGACACGCCCGACAAGTCGCGAGACTTGACAAGTGATAGGGGATAGTGTAAAGTATCCCTTAACAAGTTAGAACCCCGAAAGGGAGCGTCCCTAACTTGACAAGTCAATAAAGGTTAGATAGTCTCGACTAGTTACCTAGTAACAGCCCCTCGGGGGTGGGTATCACGACACGATTTAACCTAACTTGACAAGTCGCGTAGCGTAGGCTATACTAGGTTCACAACCTAGCGCGACACTAGATTAGGGAGATACCCTATTCTAAGCATGAGAGAGGATAGACCCTTGACCTATAACCCTTACGGGGGTTTAGGTAGTATCGTAGTCACGCCACGCAAGGTTCATGCGTCTGATAGACGCTTGGGCACTATCGGGGCACGACTTACCGACACGCAACATGGTAAAGCCGTACGCATTAAGCGCACACGCTCACGCCATGCCGTCACGACCAACCGACCTAAGGTTGAGCGCGTACTACCAACCCTTAGCGAACAGGAACAGGAACGCCTAGCACGCGCCCTAGCACTTAGCGAACGCGAACGCGAGTTCCGCGCCACGCTACCTAGCGTCCACATAGACGCGAACGACTAGAATTACGCCACGCCTAGCGATAGGCTACATAGGTTCACGACCTAGCGTGGCACGACTTGACAACAGGGTCAAGCCATGATAAGATAAGGGTACTTCATGAGTAGTGAAAGCGACCCACGCAAGGATAGGTTTTGGACTTGTCCTAAGTGTGGCAAACTTAATCTAGGCTCATGGTGTCCTTGTGAGAGAGGTTAGACATGACACTTTCAACAGGTGACATGTTCGCGTTGATGATAGCGTTGCTATCGGTGAACATGGTACTATTGGTAGCGTTCCGCAGGGTGTACGTCTTAGAACGTAGACTCAAGCGTTACGAGGGCTACTATGACGCACGATAACCTACTGCTAGACCTGACACAACGTGAGGTCGAAGTTATCCGCATGGCGTTGCGTACGCAAGAGGATAACCATAAGCGCAACGACTTTCCTAGCCTAGTGCTAGAGACACAGACCTTGCGCTCTAAGATTGCAGACATTATTATTGACAGCGCACGTGAATTGACAAAGGCTTAACGCCATGCTATACTACGACTACAAGATAACGAGAGGGGGTGAGATACATGGACGAGGATAACACTAGAGAGTGTACGACCTGTTCATCTACAATAGATGACGGAGACGAGATAGTAATGAACGAGCACGCTTATTGCACAGATTGTGTGTTTGTGTGCGAGGATTGTGATGATGTTAGAGACATGGAACAACGCATAGTCGTTGGAGTCATGAGTTATTGTGATGATTGCGCTAGTTACTGTAATCGTTGCGAGGACGGCATGGACAATGACTCTAGTCGCACAGTAGACAGAGACGAGTCATGGTGTGAGTATTGCTGGGAGAATTACAGTTACTATTGCGACTCATGTTCTGAGTCGTACTCAGGTGATTGTACTTATGTACAGGATACGCCATACTGTGAGCGTTGCTATGAGTCAGAGTGTTACTGGTGTGAGGATTGTGACGAGAGTTTCACCAATGATAACTCTTGCGATTGTCGTGACAACGATAACGATAGGTGCTGTCGTGCGTATCGTAATAGCGGTACTATTCACGACTACTCATGCAAGCCTAATCCTAAGTTTAAGGGTACAAGCAAGCACAACATGTATCTAGGCTTCGAGTTAGAGACAGAGGTACAATCGCTTGATAGTGGTGCTAGGTACGCCTCTAGTAATCTAGACGGCATAGCATACCTCAAGCATGACGGAAGTATTGGCAACGGGTTCGAGATTGTAACCCACCCTCATACTCATCAAGAGTATCGAGAGAATAGTAAGTTACTATGGGATACGATAGAATTGTTGCGCACTAAGTATGGTGCTAGGTCATGGGATACAGATACCTGTGGCTTACACATACACCTAAGTCGCAAAGGATTTAAGAGTGGCGCACACTTGCATAGGTTCATAGCCTTTGTGTACCACAACGCACCACACATGATGAAGTTTGCGGGTCGTA